TGCGTTCTGCTGCTTCTGATAGGCGGATACGTCCTTTAATTTCTGGTCCGCACTCCGTAAATCATTTTGCAGTGCGTTCATGGTCTTTGACGCATTTTTAAAGGATTGCGAAAAGTTCGGCCCCAGTCTTGCGGTCAACTGAAATAGTAACTCAAACTGTTTAGCTGCTGCCACTTCCCGCTCCTTTCTTCTGCTCTTCGACAATTTCGTTATACTCGGCAATCCAAGAATCTAATTCCCTTGGTGTCCGGCTCAACCAAAACTCTAACCCGGTATGCGTTTCCTTGGATAACAGTAGGCTATTTCGTTTAAACCATTTGATAGGATTCTGCCTTAGAATCCCGTGCTTATTAAAAAATCCCTGCTCTTATTCTTGATTTTCCCAAAATCACGGATAGGCATATGGGCGATAACGTCACTTCCTACCCCTGCTGCCTTGGCTGCCAATCGGTAGAGGAATGAGGTTGAAATTTCCGGGGACAAGGCGTATTCTCCGACCGCTGCCATTTCGTTTTCAATGGCTACAAGGTCGTCGCCTATCAGTTTTTCAAAGTCGAAAACCAGCTTTGTATAGGTCTTATCCTCGAATGTGTACGGCTTCTTAAACTCATGCACATACGCCCCCTCCGGTGTGTCCGAATCGGTCACAATCGCAACCACTTCTTTCGTTTCCTCTGCTGCCTGCTCGTTTTCTGTTTTCTTAATATTTTCCATTGTTCAATCCTCCATAATCTGATTTTAGGCATGAAAAAAGCACGGCTTCCCGTACTTACTTTCCAAGCGCCTTTCTTACATCCGCCAAATAGTCCTTTCCGTTCACAAAATAGATATAATTCAGCGGGTCAATTTCAAGCATTTTCTTACCTTCAATGTATGTAGCGTAGTATGAGGTCGCATATTCCCCGCTTACCTCCGCTGCACTCGCCGTAGCCACCTTTCCGGGGTTAAGTTTCTTGGGTGTCAGTACCAAAATGTGCTTAACGCTCACTACCTCCGTTGTGCCTTTTACGGTATCTTTCTGCTGCTGTGCGGCCCTTAAATCAATATTGTGCTGTCTAGGCTCATTTAATTTAATGGCGTTCTTTGTTACGGTTCTAAAATTGAAAGTGGTTGTCATTGCTTCGATTGCACCCAAGATAACGGATTCAATCTTACCGCCAATGCCTGCCCCGCTTATTTCCTCGGTAATGTTGGAAATTTCGGGCAACGCCACCTCCGACACCCCCATATACTCGGTTGCGTCCTCATACACCATAAACCCTATTACGGTTTCGTCAATCTTCGGCATATCCTCTTACCTCCTTATGTTGCGAATAGATTTTCAAGGTAACTTACGTCATACTCAAGGACAAAATCAAGTTCCTTTGCAGGACTAGGCGGGGCAAGGTAAATGTGGAAATGAGCGATACCCGCCATTAAATCCGTGTCGGTATTCTCTTCCTCCAAAAACTCAATACGCCCTCCTAAAATTACCTCTTCCGCCATTAACCCGTTAAGCCAAAGGTTAAGGCTCTGTACCACGGATTCTATCAAGCGTCTGTTTAATTTCCTGTCAACCTTATTCCACACGGACAGGATAACGGAATTTGCCACCCAACCAAACATACGGCTCACGCAATAGAAATAGTCCGTCACGTCCGTATTGGCAGGATAGCAGGCGGTTTCATTCCCCCAAGACACATAACCGCCCATGAGGTTTAACCCGGTTATAATACCCTGTGAGTTGAGGTAGTTCGCCTTGGTAAGGTCTAACAGTACCTCCGTTCCGTCCGCTAACGCCATGCCGTCAATCTGCAAAGTCTTATTGCTTGCCGATTCGCACGGCGTACCCTTTCCCAAGTCCTCGTTAGCGTCCGTTGCCGACATACTCCCGGCAAGGTGTGTAGAATAATGGTACAGTTTTCCCCCAAGTGTCAGCATGGGCCACGCCAACAACTCGGACGGCTGCGTAATGTTGTTTTTATTCTTCCACTCCACCGCTTCCGTGTATGTCGTGGCTTCCGTTGTGTCAACGTCAATAATCGCTTTCCCCACAAACAAGCCGTTGATATTCTCCGCCTTGGCTGCCATTATTGCAGCTACCTCACTGTCATGTGAAAAATTGGGGGCAAGGAAAAGCGTAGGGATAACCCGGTATTTCGGGAAAACGGAATCCACCAACTCAAAACCTTTTGATTTCTTCGTTGCGGTATCATATCCGCCGATAACGTCCGCTTTTGTAACCTTGGACGGGTCCACGGCGTTAAACTTGATATTGAGTTTTGCGGTGTCAGACGTGATTTTTCCGCCCTCGATACGTTCCAAACGTAAAACGCCGTCCGTATAGATAAGGTCGTAATCAATCCCCCTGCCGTAATCCTCGGTCAATTCTTCCTCTCCGTTGTACCCCCTCACAACCACGGAATCCGCCAACGCTTCAAACGGCAAATCCGTAACGCCTGCTGCCAAGGTCATATCCTCCGTGCTTTCCCCTGTCAAATGCTTTGCAGGGTCCAGGACATTGACCATAACAATAGGCTCATTCTGATAAAGTCGGAAACTTGCATAGATTTCCTCGCAAATATCGTATTTCTTCCAATCCTCGCTATATCCCATTGCCTGTACTGCTTCGGCGTAGGAATGTGCTAAAATCGGCTCGTTTACCGCACCGCCTACCGTATGGGCGGGGGCAGCACCTACGATAAAATGAATACTGCTGTCTGCGGTAACAGGCGTTGAAACTGTCGTAGCCTGCTTACTCGCTTTCGCTCCATGATAATAAGCCATTCTTAACCCTCCTTATTCCTGCTTGACAGGCTCAAAACGTCATTGTAATACTTGTTAAGTAACGTGCCTGTCTTTCTTACCTTTGCCTTGTTTACTGCAAGGCTTTCCGTTGCCACGATAAGCAACCTTACCTGTGGAATCTTTTCCAAAGTGTCCTTTAAATGCTCTTCGACACTCTCACGGCTCCCGGAAAATATGGTATTCTCCACTAAGCCGGTCCTTGTGGTCGGCCCGATATAGATAAATCTACCCTCTGTGGCTTCCATATTTGCCGTTTCCTGCCCCTTTTCTGCTTTAGGGGTAGGATTTACCGCCTTTCCATTTTCAACCGCTTTTTCGGCGGTTGTACGCTTTCCTGCTGCCATTCCGGCTACCTCCTTACTCCAAATACTGCCTTACGTTCCTTTCCGCTTTCTGCATTTCCCAAATAGTCATCATTTCCCCAATCTGGTATACCTCCAAATCATCATCATACAAAATGGATTCAATCGGCTTTTGGCAGGAATAGCGGTTGTCTATTACAACGTCCTCCAATAGCTTCGTTTCAATCCTCGTAAGAAGATTCAGACATTGTATATAATTCTCCTGCTTATCCTCGGAAAAGGTCACGCAAATAATACGCACCCTGCATACGCTTTCTTCATCATCTGTTTTCTTTGTGAGAAGTTTTAAGAGTATGTATGGTGCTGCTTTTTTCTCTGCTTCCTTGTCGGGCAGATTGCCTATAAAGGCTTTCGGCGGTCGCTCTCCTGCTTCGGTCCCATTTTCCGGGACCCTTGCGACCAACAACATATCCTTTGTGATTTCCTCGCAATATGCTTTCAAGGATTCCAATAATTCCAACGGTGTCATTATCAACCTCCGCCCTTATTCAATAGCCTTTCTATTTCGTGGTCTATCCTTTGGTTTATAACCTCGTTTACCCTCTCTTCCACGGTCTGCATAACTTCATCATTGCCGACCATCTGCGGTACTGCCGGGGACAACAATTCTTTCAGCTTTTCCGTGTGCTTGTTTTGACCGCTCCCACGGCTTGCCGAATATTCCCCCGATTTCCTTTCAAAGATACCGATATGCCCCGATTTCATTTGCTGTACGAAAACATTGTTTTCCCTGCCAAGCTTTACAAGGCTGCTCGTTTTCAATACTGCTGCACTTGGGGTCTTTTTCCGCTTCGGCGTGTTCGGGGATACTTTGAATCTGATAAGCGGTATCACTCCGCCGGAATACTCAATACTCCCTATGATTCCGTCGCCCCCTTGGCTTACGCTGTTATACTTCATATACCCCCGGCTGTTAAAATCCCCTGCCGATATGTGGTAAGTCTGCCTAACCGCTTTTCCTGCTGCCGTCTTGCCTGCCATTAACCCCCTTGTCAATGCAGGCTTTAATACCTTTTTGTCGGCATTTTCAACCCCTGCAAGTATGGCGTGTATCCTGTTTATGGTCTGTTCTGATACTTCAATCATTACTCGTCAAACCTTTCCAAGTCTATGATTAACTCGTTATACTCGTTTAGGACGCTTGCCACTGTGAAAAGTTCGTTTTCAAGGTAAAACCTCGCTCCCTGCCTTGGCTCTTTCCCCATATCGCTTAAACGGACCCGGATAACCGTATACCTCCCATAAATACCCTCTGCATGGTCGCCCCCTGCTGCATTTCGTTCCTTTGTTTCCTCCGAATCGAATATAACAGGAATATTTTTTATCATACCGTCATACTTGACCCGTTTGACCTGTGCAAATTCTCTTGTATTATAAAAGGTTGTATCCAAATCCTTATCAAGCATTTCCTTAAAATTCTTCATGGGCTGCCACCGCCTTTAGCAGACGGTAGCAATAAACCAAGAATCCACCTCATGCGGTACGCAAAGAGGGGCAGCGGACAACTGCAAGAAACGCCGTGCCGGGCGTCTTTCTACCCACTGTTCGGGGATTCTCGACCCCTCGACAACCGCAATCGTCTTTCCTGCTTCGTCCACGATACCGACCGCCCCATAGTACATGGAATAATTGGCTTCCGTGGATAACAGGGCAACCATGTTAGTAGGCACTAACGGCTTGTTTTCCGGCTTTTCCTTGTTTGTCCAATCGTCCAAGAACCACTCATTGTAGGAATAAATATCTAACCCCTCTCCCTGTATGGTCCCTATATAGGTAACGCCGTTTGGCAGTTCCCTCGGCTTAATAACCGCAAGGTCGTAGCGTTCAACATCAAGCAGTTTCTGTACTTCCTCGTCCATGATGAACGCTTCCAAGGCTTCATCTCCCATAATACACATATTGCAGTTTACAAAGCCTGTTTTCTGCACCTGCTTACGCCATGCCTTTAACTGTGCAATCTTACCGCCTTTTTTGGTTTTCCAATTCTCTGTATTTTTCAGCGTTACTTTGTTGGTAAACTGAAAATCAATTTCCTCCTGTATCGCCTTTCCGTTTTTATCAAGAATCGGGATTTTACCCGTAAATAAGGACTGGCAGCACATCCATTCTTCCCTGCGTGTAATCGTTTCGTCCAATTTTGCAAAATCACGCTGCATTTTCTCAACGGCCCTCTGATTGGGGGATTTACCGTTGTAAAAGCTCTCACCGGGTGTCCGCTTTAAAATATCGTCCACGGTCGTAACCGTGTTCGGTGCTACAAGGGGCGGTTCGTATGTGTTGGTCTGATAACCCTCATTGTCGATTGTTGCCCCTCCGATTTTTCTATGTACAAAAGGTGCTAACTGCCGATTCCCCTTTACAAAGTCAACGTCTACTTTCTGCGTATCGAATGTTTCGGTATTGCGGAAAAAGGTTGACTTGATGAAAGTATGCACTTTCGGCATACGCTCCACTAATTTCCCCATTGTCCGGGGGTCGTAAATGCTGATTGCCATAATTTTTTATCTCCTTTTCTGCTCTTATTCTGTCGGGTTCTCTCCCGTACCTCCGCTTGTGGCTGCTGCGTTTTCCGTATCCACTAAGAAGATACACAACTTTCTAAACGGTGCTTTAAAATCCGCTGCCGTAGTTCCTGCGGGTACTTCGATTGAATCCCCGAAAAATTCCCCCGTAAGGTAGATTACTACCTCCTGCCCTGCGTCTGCGTTCTCCGCTGCCAATCCGTAGACATTTGCCACCGTATCAGACGTGACGGCTTTTAATTTGCCGTCCGTGCCAAGCACAACGGGCATAAGTTCTAAGATTGTTTCGCCCTCTGCCACTGTGCCCGAATCGGTCACAACGGGGTAATCCCCTGCGTGTACCATTTTGGGGTTGTAACTTCCCAACAACTCTTTTCCTGCTGCCATTTCTCTTTACCTCCTACTGTTATTTTGTTTCCGGGTATAACTTGTCGATAAGGTCGCCGTAAGGGTCCTCTTCCTCTCCGTTATGCCCTTTGTTCGGTGCGGGTGTAACGTCCTTTACGCCGGAATCGTTTATATCGTCCTCACGGTCATTCAGAAACGACTTGCCCGCCTTTTTCTGTGCTGCCACAATCTGCATAGCGAACGCTTCGGCACTTACAGGCTCTTCATATTTCGCCTTGTTTGCCATATCCTCGAATCCGGGCAGGGTAATTTCATCAATCGCCTTTATTCTTGCCCTCTCTGCGTCCACGGCTGCGGTCTGGTCCGTTCCGCCCATGCCTGCCATAATCTCATTTTTATAGGCATTGGCTACCTCCGGGTGGTCTTTTTTCAACTCTTCCAATGTCATTTTCTTATCCTCCTTGCTGTTTTCTGCATTGGGTTTATTATTATGGCTATTGGCATAGCCTAATAATCCTTTTGGCACGGTATGGAATCCGCTGATACTGATAGGGATTGAGTTTACAATTACCTTTTCTGCGTCCTCTACCTCCGTCTGTACCTCCGTAAACATGACTGCGGTACAGAATCCGGCTTCTACCGCTTCCTGCCCCGTGTACCATGTTTCATCTGTCATAAGGCTTTTTATTTCGCCCTCGGACTTATCCGATACCGTCATATAGCAATTAACGATTGATTGTTTTATGGTTTCCAGTTCGTCCGCTATCTTTTTCAGTTCGTCCGCCTTGTAATACCCTAATACGCCTGCTGCCGGGTCGTGTATCATAAAGATACCGCCTACCGATATTTCGATTGTATCGCCTGCCATAGCTATAATCGTGGCTGCGGACGCACACCAACCGTCAATCTTGACCGTTATTTTCGCCTTATGCTCTTTTAACCGGGTGTAAATGGCTACCGCTGCGAAAACGTCGCCACCGCCCGAATTGATACGCACGGTAATTTCTTCAACCGCCCCCAAGGTTTTAAGGTCGTTGTTAAACTCCGCCGGGGTTATCTCGTCCCCGTACCAAGAATAATCCGATATTTCGCCGTATAAGAGAAGTTCGGCGGTGTTCCCCTCTTGGCTTGCCACAAAATCCCAAAACCTGTGTATCTCGCTTTTATTCCTCGGTTTCTTCCTCTGCTGCGTCCTGTCTGTCTGCGTCTTTGTCGGGGTCTGATTCCATATCCCCGTTATCCGCATTGGCTTCCTGCCTTTTCTGTCCTGCATTTCCTCTAACCTCCTTTAACAATTCTTCCTCACGCTTACGCTGCTTTATATTCCTGTAAAAGTCCGTGCCTGTAAGTTCTGCCGTTTCCCTCTGCCGTGTAGAAAAACCGCCCTCTACCCTTAGTTCTGCTGCTTCAACCTCTTTTTTCGGGTCTAACTGCCTCATGCCCGGACCGTTCCACTCTGCGGTACAGTATGCGTGTTTAATAATCGGGTCATTTAAAAAGCCGGGGGCGTTTACCCTGCCTTTCGCCACGGCTTCGCTCAACCATTCCTCATAGATTGGTTGGCAGAAGTCCGCCACGAACCACGCCCGGTACATCTTGATAACCTCGAAAAACTCCAATATAGCTGCCCTTGACGCTGAATAATTGTTGCTAAACGCCATAATGAGGATTTCGTAGGGTATCTCCAAGGCTGCCCCAATCTGCTTAATTACCGCCATTACAAAGGGGTCAAAGTTCGGGTTGGGTCTGCCCGGATTTACCATGTTTGCCTTTTCGCCCTCCCCAAGGTCAATTACCGCTCCGGGGGCAAGTTCTATACTGTTTTCGTCCTCTGCGTCTACTTGCATTTCGTCCGGCACGGATTCCCCAAGCGGTATATCATCACTCGCCCCCTCCTTTTCAATGAATACCGTAAACAATCCATTGATAACGGCTGCTAATACCTCTGCGTCCGTATACCGTCCAAGCTGCTTTATAGTTTCAATAACAGGGGACAAAAAAGGAACGCCCCGGACTTGCCCGATACGCTCCCGATTCATAACGTGTATTGCGTTCCTCCTGCCTGTTTTCTCTCCAAACGCCTTTACCCTTACCCACTCTCTCGGCTGCCTGTCTTGGAATGAAAGAGGGTGGAATTTTGAGATATGATAGGCTACCACTTCCCCGGCATTGTTCTTTTCCACTCCCTCGCAAAATAAAGGGTTTACCCTCTCTGCGTCCGGGGTGCTTACCCTGTCAGCTTCCACAAGTTCAATCCTTAAATCATAAATACTCCCGGTTCTCTTCGTGGTCGTCATAAGTGCAAAGGAATCCCCACTAAGCAGGGCATTGAGTAACGCCAACTGCTGCAACTGATAAAAATTATCTATCCGCTCAATATCGCAATTTTCGGATTCCGCCCAATGTGCAAACTCCCTTTCTATCGTTTCCTCTAATTCCCTTGCTTCCTCCTGCGTTATCCCTAAAAATTCCTCGTTGATTGTGCTTTTAAGGTGCAACCCCGTACCTACGGCATTTGTCCTAAGCCGTTTTACCGCCCCTGTAGCAATGTTTGACCCTCCGCAATATAAATCCCTGCTTCTCTGCCGTAACGTGTCTACATGCTCTTCTATGTCCTCTCTGTGGCTTCCTCCGCCGTGCGTCCACCCTATAACGGCTTTCTTGGTGGAATTTGCCCCATAGTTCCCATATCCGCTATTGATTAGGCTTAACCTCTGCCTTGCAACCTCTCTTTTCAATGCCCTTTCGGGGGAAATTGCATTTACCGCCCTGTCTAACCAATTCACAACGCCCTTACCTCCTTTCCGTGCTACAATCTTTCTCATGAAAAAAGCACCTTAGAAACGTCTGTGCGTTTCCTTTGGTGCTTTTGCTATTTTATATAATATCATAAAAAATCGGGCAATGGCGGGCAATCTTTTATTTTCTTTCCTCGTAGGCGTAAACCCCCGAATTATCGGGCGTTATATCCCCTATTACCTCTTCTGTCCTGCCCTCATTATCTATTTTCCCATACTCCGCTACGTATTCCATTGAACCTACAAAACAAATCCCCGTGCCGTCATTACAGACAATCGTAAACCAATTATAACCGCTGTCCTTTACTACGGTATCCGCAAATTCCTTAAAATCTTCCTGCGTGACGTTCTGCAGGTCCTCCTTGCTGATTTCAATATAGGCTCTTTCCCCTATCTTTTCCGTTCCGCTTCCGTTCATTACCTCCGCCGTCTTTACCTTTGCCTGCGTCAGAGGGTTTTTATGTACCGCTGGGTAAATCTGCTCTGTACCCTGCATTACCGTATCTACAGCATTGTCCTTTAAGGTCACTTCCAACTGCAATAAGCCGGCCCATACCGTATAGACGTTATCGCCGTTTCCCTTGAAAACATACTGCGTCTTTTCATCTACGCCACATTCCGTAACAAGGATAGTAAAGACGCTATCCGCTTCCTCCTGCGATAATCCCATAGTGCTTTTTATGGTCCCTATGGAATCCTCGTAAAACTCGTATTCCGCTTTCAGATTTTCGGATAAGTCAGAAGTGTTTACCCCCCCCGAACAAGCGTTCAGTGTCAGCATTACGGCGGTGGCGACCGCCAAAACAGAAAACTTTTTCATTTCCTTATTACCTCCTAAAAATTTTTCTCCATTATACCACGTCCGCCCTATGATGTCTTTAGGATTTAAAAATTTTATAAATCCCTCGGCACAATCCTATATACCCTGTTCCTCCCTTTATTCTTGGCTACATTCTCCAATGCAGATACCTTGTTGCTCCAATACTCTATCTGCCTGCGTATTTCGCCCAAATCCGCCCTTGTAAAGGATTTACCGCCTATTGTATAGGCTTGGTTGATTGCAACCTCTGTTTCGGCTTCTAGCCACGTTTCCAAGTGCTTCTTTGCTACTTCTAATGTGATTGCTGCCATTATGTGATACCTCCGCTTCTATTCCCCCGCCGTCTGCCCCTCTTCGGCGGTGTCTGTGTGCTGTTTCCTGCTGCCTTTTTTAACGGCTCTTTGAGGGTCAAGCCTGTTATTTCTATTGCTGCCTGTGCATAATTACGGCAATCCAAAGGCTCATTACGTTTCGTTTCCCCTGTCAGTTCCCAAACAAAGTACGGTCTGCCTTTCTTGTACCGTAGTACCTGTTTCTCCGCCGTCAACCCCTTAAAATAATCCTCGTCATACCCCCGGATATATCCGTTTTCATCTTTAGGGAAGTGGCAGTATCCCGGTCCCTCTTCCTCAATCTGCAACCTCTGCAATAGCAGGGATTTCCCGGTATCTACCCCCAACGTGAACAAATACGCCTGCTCTCGGTTATTCTTTGACGGCTTCGGGATATATGGGCGGTCTGTGCCGTCCTTTCCCTTTATGGCAAATATCTTTCTTGCTGTCCTTGCCTTGCAGAATCGGTAAACCTTATTTGTGAAATGCCCGCCGGAATCCATGCAGGCACATATAATACGCAATTCCGTACCGTCTGCTTTCTTAAATTTCTGCAAAAGAAATTCATCAAGATTTTTCCATATCTCGGCTTGCTTCAAATCTCCGTATATCCTCTTGTAGACGATTCCGTAAGATTCATGCCCTACACCCCAACCGACAACCTCAATTTCAAATCTATCGTCCTGCGTGTCAATCCCTGCCGTTATCGCCATGACCTCTTCCGGCACTTCGCAACGGTATTTCTCACGCCGTTTTAACAAATCCTCTTTGTTGGCACTTTCGCCCTCTTCCTCCCAGGTCTGCCCCAACTCGGTATTGACCCAAGATTTCATCAGCTCCACATTACCCTTTTTTAGTGCCTGGTCCGCTTCGATAAATCCTTTTATAATCTTTTCCCAACCAAAGAACGTAGACGCTAAAGAATTGAAATGAAAACCCCTCACTTTTCGGTTGGGGTACTTTGCTATATACTTCCCCTCGTTAAAATGGTCTTTCCACTCAATTTCGGAATGGATGCAACCGCACTTTGCACAAGCGTATGTAATGCTTTGTACCTCCCCGTCTGCGTCAACCGTGTATGTAAGGTTTCCCCATTCCAACGGCTGCAACTCCCCGCAACTCGGACAAGGTACATTCCATTCCTCCATTGTGGAATGTTCGTACTCCATTTCAATACGGGATACGCCTTTTATGGTAGGGGTGCTTGTGTCTACCTCCTTACGATTCCAATATGTCGTTAAACGCTTTCCCGCAAGTATCAGAGGGTCCCCCTCCGCCCCTGCGGTCGGCGGGTATGCGTCTATTTCGTCCGCAAGCAGGACACGGATAGGACGGCTTCTAAGTTCTGTCGGGGAATTTGCCCCGGTCATTGTGATACGTCCGCCGGGGAACGCCTTTTTAAATATCGTATTTCCGCTCGTCCTGCTCTTCTCGTTTATCTTATCCCTTAAAGCCGGGGTATCCCTTACCATTGGCATAAGCCTATCTTTGCTCATGGTTTCCGCAAGCGATAATGTCGGCTGCATACATAGCATTGTGCAGGGGTCATAGTGCATATAATAGCCTATGGTATTAAGCAGAAAAGCGTCTGTTTTCCCCATTTGTGCAGCACTCATTACCACGACCTTTTCAATGGATATATCGGTTATAGCGTCCATGATTTCCCGCTGCCACGGTGCTTTTGATGTATCCCAACGTCCGCCTTTGCTGCCGGATTCAGAGGAAAGACGGCGGTATTTGTCCGCCCATTGGGATAATGTAAGGTCGGGCGGTGGCTCTAATACCTTAAATATCCGATTGAAAAGGTCAATCGTTTCCCTCTTCATCTTCTTTTATTTCCTCCTTAAAAACTTCCTCAAAATTTGACAACTCGGCTAACGCTTCCTTTATCCTGCCGTTGAGGTATATAAAGATTTTCGCCTTGTCTGTCATGTTTGCCAACTTCTCGGCTTCCTCTGCCGGAATCGCACTTAAACGGCTTTTAAAATTTATCAGAGTGGCGGACATTATTTTCTCTATGTCCTCCGCCTTGTGCAACTCCCCTTTCTTTACCGACAAGTCCAATTCCTCATTAAGCCTTTTTGCCTTTGTCAGCTTCGCCCGCTCTTCGTTAAGGTCTATATTTTCTTCATTCTCCGGGTTGCGGTCCCTCAAATACTTTATGTAAGCGTGGGTCGCTTCCGCCAACGAATACAAACCGCCCTGCTTGGTCTGCAAGATTCCCTTTTCCGTCAACCTCTGCACATTCTTAGGGGTCATATCTAGGAATTTTGCCACCGCATTTTTATCATAGAGTTTCAAAATCCTACCCCCTTAAAAAAATTTCCGGAATTTTGGAAGTCGATTTTTCCGCCCGGAATCTAGGCAAGTCTTGGGGTCACGGCACCCGCAAGGCTTTCCGCCCCGTCACAGTACCTTTTGCCCTCCGCCTGCTGCCCCGGCGTTGCTTCTTTCCTGCTGATTATTCTATATCGCTTAATCCCTCTTCGTCCTCGGTGTATGTGTCGTCTATCTCCCCTGTGTCCGGGTCTACCTCATACTCTCCGCTTATCTTCTGCTTCATCAGTGCATACCGTTTCTCTTCCAGTGAGATACGGCGTTGCTCCAACTCATAGGACTTAATGGAATCCAATAGCTTTATAATGCGTCCGTGTATCTTGTTTAGTTCTGCTTCTAATTTCATTGCCCTATCAAAGGCAGATGATTTTATTGTTGTTTCCATAGCCACATCAAGGGCAGGCTTCTTTCCCTCTCCCTCGCCCCCTGCATACTCCCCGTATGGGTCGCCGTCCTCATTATCTGCCTTTTTCGGGGTACGCATTTCCACGACCTTATCCGTGTATAGCTGCCCTGTATCGTCATTGTTAAGGCTGTTTATACGCTTCTTTAGGTCGTTTTCCTTGGCTATAAGGGTCTGCAATTCTCTTAACATATTATCCGCCGTATCAAGGGTAATGGATTCTATGAGGGTCTTTTCTTCCTCTGTCAATTCGTCAAAATAGACCGTAGAATATGCCCCGTGGGTTTCTGCGTTTTTATTCCTCGGCGGGGCCCCGTGACCTTTGGCGTTTTGGTTGCCTTTCTGTCCGCCCTTTTTCTTTGGCTTATTTTCAAGTGCGTCTTTCCACTTGTCTATACATTTCCATTTGCGGACCTTTGCAGAATCCACACCCAAGGCTTCCGCTATTTCCGGGTTGCTCATTAACCCATCAGAATCTAAAAAAAGCTGCTTTGCCTTTTCCCTATTTTCGTCCTTTTGTCGTGCCACGGCAAAACCTCCTTTCGTTTGTTTCTCCATTTTCCGCCGTTCCATTCCCTTAGAATCATCACATTTTTTCAGAATTTCAAAAATGCAACGTCAAAGGGCAGCGGGATTTTAATTCTATCCCTGCTGCCCCTGCGGTATTTTACTTTTGCATTATATCACAAAAAATCGGGCAATGGCGGGCAATCTTTACTTGATGATTTCGCCTATAATTTTGCTTCGTGAAATATTCCTATTCCTTGCAAATTTCCCGCCCAAGGCTTCCAAGGCAACGCACCTTATATTTTTACTCTGCCTTACACTGTAACTAATTTGTTCCGCTATGCGTTCCCATTTTTGACCTTTTATGTAGAATCCGCTGATAATGGTTTTATGTATCGGCGTAAGTGCTGAAATTTCCTTAAAAATCTCCGTCCTAAGTTTTTTCAACTCCTTAATTCTCTTTTTCAGAGTGTCGATACTTTCCCTTGTATCAGTTTCCGCCAATTTGACGGCAAGTAGAGCCGTAGAATCGGATAGAGTGCTACCGTGTGGCATACCGTCATAGACAACGGCCCCAAGCGGATTATACCCGGCTTCGTACTGCTCTAGCCACTCACTCGCCACCTTTATATCAAGGTCAACATATCTGTAAAACTTTAAGATTGCTTCCACTTCCAAATTTTTCATAATTGCATATCCTTTCTTTTATGGCGGTCTGTATTTCTCATGCCATTTGATACTTGCTACCGCTTTTCTTGGCTTTCCTGCCTTAATCCTGCTGCCGTGCCGTGTCCTCCTGCCCTTGCAGGATTCGCAAATATCTTGTGATACCTCCAACAATCCGC